CGCTTATGACAACAGGTTCTACGGTAAAGACTTTCAAAGTTAGTTCGTCCGTAGATGGAGTGACATTTGCTGATATTGCTACACTTACCCATGACAATACAGATAATTACTCTACTTATGATATTCACCGAACTGTAAGCAGATGTTTCCGTGTGAATATTATAGATAATTATGCTACAGCACCTACCTATTACAATGTATGCACACTTCAATTCTACTCCACTTCCGTCACCGATAATGCAACAGCAATGTCCTACATCGGACTCAATAACTACTGTGCTAATACCCTGTTAGCTGACAGCACATGGTGCAACGCAATATGCAACAGCGAATACTTTGAGAGTGTGCTTAATGTCAAAGTACCGAAAATGACAAGCAACACAACTCCGAGTGGTGTATGTAGTGCGGACTTGTCTTATGAAGGACAGCCTTATTACGCTTTTGATGGCAATGACAATACTAGATGGTATGGCTATGGAAGTGCGGTTAGTGGTTGGATGTATCACGGAGTACAATACGATTTTGGTTACCCCGTAAAGGTATACAAAATTTCCGTAACACTAAGTCCTTCCGGCGCTTCTACGATCACGCACGCAACCTCAATATACGGCAGTGCAGATAATGTATCTTTCACGAAAGTTAAAGATTTTCCTGAGTGGACGGGGACAGGGCTGAGCGATAAAGCTACGCTAGTTGAAACTGTACCTAATGCTTCGGCTTACAGGTATTTCAGGTGCTACTCAGTTAGAACGAATCCAGTAAATCCTCAAAACCCTAGTGCATATCTCTATGGAGTGCAGTTCTACGGACGAGCTGATGTTTAAGGGTGCGAAATAGTAGTCAAGTCAAAAGCCAAGCAAAAAGGAGTTCTTATGTGGGAAGCAATCAAAGAAGTCTTAACAAGTTCTAACGCAGTCATTGTTCTAATCTTTCTTTTCGTCATTGTCGTTGTGGCGGTGATACTCATTAAAGGCGGATATATCAACTTTGATAATGAGTCTTTAAGAATCGGTTACGCAGACCGTGAGCGAAATATCATCAAGCAACAGCAAGACTATGTATGGCTTCACTTACAGGATATGGAAGCTAACATAGAAAAGCCCGATGATTATGACAAGACGTTAGGACAAATGATAATCATGGCTATGTATATCGAGTATGTGTCATGGATATCATTCAACCATTTAACAAAGAGTGACGCTTATATCTCGGTAAAGCAGAACAAGCTTGTAGCGGTGGTAAACAGATACACGGTAAAGCCGGAATTTAAGAATGAAGAATTTCTGGAGTTTATCAAGAAAGACACGAAGCAGACCATATACGAACTAATCAAGATCAGGGAAGTTTTTAAGGATAACTAATGAGCAGACAAACAGACTTCATAAATGAAATAGCCCCGATTGTCCAGAAGTGGCAGAAGCATTTTGGGTTTGGTGTATGTTCCGCTATTATCGCTCAGGCGTGTTTGGAATCCGCTTACGGAAGCTCAGACAAGGCTATCTATAACAACTACCACGGACTCAAATACAAGCCGAACAGAGTCACTTGTAACAACGGGACTTTCAAGGCTCCGTCAGCAGAACAGAACAAAGACGGAAGCTATACCCCGATAGTATGTGATTGGTTTGCCTTTGACAGCATGGACTTAGGCGTTGAGGGATATTTTCAGTTCATTCAGTCGGGACCGTACAAGGTACAAGGAATCACAGACCCCAAACAGTATTTACAGGCCCTTAAAGATAAGAGCTACGCAACAAGCATTAACTACGTTGACAACAACATGAGAGTTATAGAAACCTATAACCTCACACAGTATGACGAGGTACAGCCTATGTATACTAATTCCCCTTTAGTCAATTACACGGATATCACGGATCATAACTACGGTCTCCGTACTCATGCAATCGACACAATCACGATTCATCACATGGCGGGCAACTTATCCGTACAGACTTGTGGAAATCTCTTTCACAAGAAGAATGGTTCATCCAACTACGGCATTAACGGAACAGACATAGCACTTTATGTTCCTGAGTCAAACGGTGCGTGGACTTCCTCAAACAAGGCAAACGATATGAGAGCCGTAACCATCGAAGTCGCAAACGATATGTTAGCCCCCTATTGGACTATCTCAGCCGCTTCCATGACAAGCCTTATAAACCTTGTTGCGGATATCTGCACAAGAAACGGAATCACTCAGCTTGTATGGTCTGAGAATAAATCAGATAGAGTCGGACACAAGAACGGGTGCAACATGACGCTTCATTGTGACTTTGCTTCAACAGCTTGCCCCGGTCCGTTCCTTAAACAGTGCATGGGAAATATCGCACTTGCAGTAAATGCAATCCTTGCAGGCGGAAATCCGAGCAACTTCACTCTTAACGGTTATGATTATGCACCGGTATTTGATCCTGAGTATTACGCAAGCAAATATCCCGACTTGCAGAGTGCTTTCGGAAACAACGCAAGCGCACTTTGGAATCACTTCTGTAATTTCGGAATGAGTGAGTTCAGACAGGGTTCAGCAGAGTTTGACCCCTTGTACTATAAGCAGAACAATCCCGATGTAGCGATAGCCTACGGAGAGGATAACCCGATGTATTACTTCCACTATGTTGCGTTTGGCAAAGCCGAAGGGCGGAAAGGAGCCTTATGAAAATGTCAGATAAGTTATACGATTTTTTGAAATGGGTAGCGATTCTTTTTCTGCCCGCACTGTCAACACTTGTAGCGGTAGTCTTCAAGATATGGGAACTGCCTTATGGTTCTGAGATTGCCGCAACCATTACTGCTGTTGGTACATTCCTTGGTGCAATCCTCGGAGTATCACACATTCAGTATAAGAAGGGAGAGAAATAATGGCACTTGGTAAGAGATTAAATACCGCCGCTAATACCTCAGCAAACACAAAGAAGGTAGTTAAGCAGCAGACTCCTAAGGCAGAGACTAAGAACGTTCAGCCTGTCGTACATCAGCCTGCGCCTACCCCCGTTAAGACAATGCCTACCACGGGTTTTGTGAATAAGTCAACACAGAGTACGCCTGCGCCTACTCCCGCACCCGCACCTACCTATACAGCACCCGCTTCAACCGCACCCGCTTCAACCGCACCCGCTTCAACCGGCACTGCGATAACCCCCATGATCGGAACCACTATCAATCCTGCGGGAATGTTACAGACTTCTATCGAGAGACAGCTTGCGGAACAGAATCAGCAGACTCTTGATCCTCATACTAACCAGATGAGTGCAAGACCTAACGAGACTCCTTCCGCAACTACCAACAGATATCTCGGTGTGCTTAATTCCATCACGGGCAACGACACAAGACCTTATTCGTCCCCCAACTACAGATATGAAGCACCGAGAAGCAACAGTGTAAGCGCAGGAACCGGATATGACTATGGTGAGGACGCAACCCTTAACGAACTTATCCATCAGTACAATGCGAATACACTTGTAGGAGAACCCGGAAGTGGCGCACCGTTCGCAGCTTATCCCCAGGTAAATCTGAATAACGCTAACCTTGCAGTAAACGGTCCTACTACAGTCGGTGCAAATCAGCAGGCTACACCTACACTGAATGACCTTATAGCAGCTCAGTTTGCAAACGACTATGGTACTCCCGCAACCAACAACCCCATCACCGCTGTTGTTACCGGCGCACCTCTTGATCCCTACGCAGGCCGTTCAGCAGACGCTACAAATACCGCACTTGGACTTCTTGCCGGTGATGTAACAGCTCAGACAATCGGTGATACCATCGGAGATACCTACGGTGACAGCTATTCTAACAAGAGTGGAAGTGGCGGCTCGAGAGGGAATGGCGGAACGCCCGCTTATGAGAATGGCTACGACCTTAATAGTCTGTATGACCTTCTCAATGCAAGACTCAATGAGTACAACAATCAGTATGGTTCACTGATGGAAGCACTTCTGAGCGCATACAACGCTAACAACGCTAACCTTGATGAATACTATCAGGCTATGATGGACGCACTCGGACTCAGCTTTGAAGATACTCAGGCACTTCTCAGAGGACAGCTCGGACAGAATCAGCAGTCACTTGAAGATGAGAGACGCAGAGCATTACAGGAAGCGTATATCGCAAGGATGATGAGTGAGAAACAGCTTGCAGATCAGCTTGACGCTTACGGCCTTACCGGTGGTGCAAGTGAAAGCGTAATGGCTAACCTCAGAAACAACTACATGAACAATCGTGCAAGCGTTGAGGAAAAGACACAGAACTCCCTTGCGGATCTCTTACAGAACTATCTTACCAACCTCAATAGTGCAAGAGCGAACTACAACTCAGGCCTTATGAGTGCGGCACAGAACAGAATGA